TATCTTTCGGCACAAAAGACACCCCGCTGCCCATAATTGCCATCTACCATGGTAATTGGAACAAGGCAAACGACCCCGGTGTGTCCACTCAGGACCGCTACCTGTCTATCCGGAACTGCACGTTCCGCACCACGTTTGCAAACACAGCAAATCCACCGGAAAACCCGGTCACGCCGCTATACCTGATGAGCCGGTCCGACACCGGGAAGCCCACCTACCTGATCGAAAACAACACGTTTATTTTCGACGCGGTAAACACGCAAAGGCTCAATCGGGGCATGTACGCAATAGCTGAGGTCAGGGGTGCGGGCTCAGGCGGGGCCAACGGCAGTCTCACCCCTGTGACTGGTAACACATGGGCGCAATTCGTGAATAACACTGTTCACGCCAAGTTCTCGACAGAGGCTGTCACCTTGGGCGGCAAAGGGCTAATTGGCATTCGGTCTACTCCTTTCTTCGCAGAGCAGAGCACCATGCTTGTGCCCATAGTGGACATTGTTGGGCTTACCTTCTTCAGTGACGGTAACGAGACGCACACGATACGCGGGGCCGACCTGACAGGCGTGACGGTCGGCGCAGTCACCGGCAACCGGGCATTCACCGCGCAGGGAGCCCTTGCGGGCCGCCTAGCGACCAACACGGGGCCAATCACCAGCATCCGCACAATCCTGCCCTCCGTCGTGTCCCCGGTTGCTGCTGACATCCCCGCAGGGTCCGCTTGCATTTACGTAGTCGGCACAATGTTAATCGTTGCTTACAATAACGCGGGGACGGTCAATTACAACACCATCGCTGCGGATCTTACCGCAGGCACAACCACTCCCCCGACATAAAGAAAGCATTCCCATGCTCAACCTGAATCGCCAAACCAGAGATTGCCTGGGCACCATCCTGATGCTCCTTGCCCTTGTCATTGCCGCGTATGCGGTTACAATCGCACCCACCCCGCTCCCGGTGCTGTAAATGCTCACAGGCACCACCGATACCTTCGAGCCCACCAAGCGTTCCCCGTGGGGGCTCATGGGCAAGGGTGTGAGTTTGATTGATCGTAAGGCCGCACGCGAGTCCTTTCATAAGTTCATGCTTATTGCCGGGCCTGAAAAGGTCCGCGTCCGCATCGCCTTGCCCATTGGCGAAGTCCTTTGCAAAGCCGCTCAGTCATGCTTTGAACAACGCCGGTCCATCGTGCTATCTGCCCCATTCGGAATCTACAAGTCCGCGGTGTTCGGATCACTCCCGGCGTGGGCCTTGGGCAACGATCTTGGGCTTCGCACGGCAACCACGTCGCGAGACCTGAACGTCTCCGAAGGCATGGTTTCCAAACTGGGGAAAACCATCGTTTCCAGAAACTTTCGCGCGGTCTTCCCTGACTGTGTACCGGACAAAGCCGCCAACTCCGAAGCCGCAAAGCAGATGGAAATTGAACTAGCCGCGCAAGGTCAGAAGCGATCCGTTTCCCCCTGGCGCTCTGGTAAGTTCTTCGTTTCCCGCCCTGATGCTGTGGACGATGCCAACGCCAGTGCTGAGGCCGTGGCATTCTCTGGCCAAGCCCTCAACCGCCGCATCGATTACCTGATCGCTGACGACGTGGAGAACTCGGAATCCGTCCGAACGCTCGAAAGCCGCAACCGCACGTATGACCTGATTACTAACAAGTGGGCCTCTCGTTTATGGGATGACCAATCCCGCGGCTGTATGGCTGTGCTTTCAAACTGCTGGCATGAAGACGACATCGTTCACAAGCTAATCAAAGACCCGCGCTTTACGACAGTCTTCATTTACGTTTCAGAGGACTTGACGCATTTCGTTTGTGAAGTGCATCACGATCCAGACCTTGCCGAAATCATCGAAGGCGTTCCCGGCGTTTCCCGTATAGACGAAACCACTTTCAACATCCCGTTTCCAACAGACTCGGAAGTGTACAACGTTGCCTTACTTCTTGAGCAGCAAGTAAACGATCCCGACTTTGCCCGCAAGTTTCAGGGCAAGCCCGCATCCGATAAAGACCGGATGTTTGCAAGCTGGAAAGAACGTGCCAAGGGCGGAACGGTTGCAGACATTCACGGTTGCCAAAGTATGGAAATGGGCCTTCCCGTATTCAGCGCGCTTGAGCGCCGCCGCTTTGTCTTTGCGTGGGGGCGCGACTTCGCAGGCGGCAAATCAGGCGGCAACTTGATGACGCTGTGGTCACTGGACGCATACGGAAAGATTCGCCCTCTTGAGTGGCACTTCGCGGATCGTATGACATCTGAGGACATGGAAGATATTGTTACCTCTGGTCGTTCTCGTGGCATCATGCCTCTCTGCATCCGCTGTGAAGACAACGCGACGCAAAAGGGATGGATCGAAGAAATCCGTTTATCCCTTCGCCGAAGTGGGGAATGGATTGTGAACCTGATTGAGAACTGCACCACAGGCGCAAACAAGATGGACGCAGACGTGGGTTTACCTTCCATTGAGGGTTTGTTCCGTCGTCACTTTATCGAGTGGCCAGAGGCTATGGCAACAGATCCATACGTTGGCGCTGCATGGCGTAAGGCAATGGGCCAATTCCAAACTTGCCCACGTTTCCCGCGCGCCGGTGAAACCCCTGACGCACCAATGGGCGCATGGTTCGCAATTCGGGGCTTGATCGCACGCGGCCCCTCAGCTATACAACAAAACAGCAACGGCCAACGCTCCAATGGTCCGGTAGCTCTACCCGGCAACACATCCCGACGGATTAGGTTCTGATAATGGATAACGATCGTTCCCCTACTGGTGAGGAAATGCTAGCTGAGATGGCCCGCTCGCGCCGTCCTTTGCCTCTCAGCATTGGCAACAGTTCCGTGCTCAAATCCGTCTCGGGTATGGGCGGAGCCTTTGGCCGTGTTGATAATCCCTTCGCCACTCTACTCGGCGGCATTCGCGCCAAGCGGTCGCTTACAAACGCGGCCAATTATGTATACGCCAACGATGCGCCGCTCTACGATCTTTACTACGAAATGGCGTCAACTTGCCCGTGGATCAAGGCGGCCCTTGCCGTCGTATCCGATCAGATTCAGCAGAACGCTTGGTCTTTCCGGCTTGACGAGACCGACCCGACGCCCCAAGCGCAGGCGCTCCTTGAGCTTGTGCAAGATTGCCTCTCCCCGAAAATCAACGAACTGATCTCCTCCCTGTTCATGGGCGCGGCTCAAGACGGCTTCTCCATGGTGGAAAACATCTGGGAAATCGACGCCGCCGGTAACTGCCTAATCACCGAGTTCCGGCACCAGCATCCCGGCCTGTTCTGTTTCGATGAGCAAGGCCACCCGCTGCTTTACCGTACCGGCGCAAGGCTTCCCGCTTACAAATTCATCCGCTGCACGTCACCGTGCATGTACTCACTCCCGGCGGGTGAGTCCTTACTCAATTCCCTGATTGTGCCGTGGCAGTCTTGGCAAAATGCGTGGATCAGTATTAACGACCTTCTTGGCCGCTACGGTATGCCAATCGTCATTTGCAAAATGGCCGGCGGATTCATGGGCGAGCAGTCTGACGCTGTGCAAGATCAACAGCGCATGATGCTTCAACTGCAAACAACCATTAACAGCCTGAGCGAGACATCAAGCGGGCTTGTGCTTCCAAGCGGGGTAGAGCTTGAGTTCAAGGACCGGGCAATCGGATCGAGTACACAGCCGCACTTCGACGTGATGGACAAATCCATCAAAGAGCTAGTCACTGTAATCGTAGGTTCAACGCTCGGCTTCATGGAAAGCGAGTATGGCACGCGGGCACAGGCCGAAGTCCATGCAAGCACTGGCTCACGCCGCGCGAAGAACTGGTCTTTGCGAATCGAGCAAGCAATCAACAAATCCGCAGTTGATCCGTTCGTTGCGCTCAACTGGCGCGGCGGCACTGACACGACCCCCAAGATCAAATTCAACATGGACGTAACCGATCCGACGGATTTGACGTGGATTCAAGCGGGGTATGCGCTTGCTGAAAAACTCGGCCTTCCTGTTTCGCGAACGGAGTTTTACGAAGTCTTTGACATGCAAACGCCCGCGGACGATGATGCTGTGATCATACAGGCTCCGGGCATGGGCGGTGGACCTGCACCCTTCGCGGATGATTTGGGGCCGTCCTTGGGCACGCCAGAGCTTCCCGCAGAGCCTGCCTTGCCGCCGCCCCCTCCGGACGTGTTGCCGGTCAATGCCGATGAAGCGTGCAAGATCGTTGGCCGTTCCAAGGGATGGCTTCGCGAGGCCGTTAAATCAGGACTCATTCCCGATGCAGCTTATCGCGCCGGAGCACGGATCGTTTACAACCCCGTGGCCTTGCGTGAGTGGCGAGATAATCAGATGATCCGCCCGGCAGGTAAAGAGGGCGAGACCATGGGCGAAGGCTGTTGCGGAGACTCAGCATCTGACGATGAAAGCGACCGAGGCACAGGTCTTGTCTTGTTCTCTGAAGACCTGCGCTCCGAACGCATCGAATCACAAACCCGTGATCAGTTGTTTGCACTTACCGCGGGCACTGCTGATGCCCTTGAACAGGAAGTTGCCAAGCTGATTGGTAAGGCCATACAGGACAACGGCAAGATAAAGAAGGGCACCGTTTACAAGCCGAGTCGCGATATTGAAGATGCTATGATTGCCGCCGCTCTCGTGGGCGTGGCTTCCTCCTTCCGCCAATTCAAGAGCCAGCTAAACTCCCCGAAATCAGTGGAGTTTGCAGAGCCTAGCGATTTGCCCTCCTACTGGAAGCGCGGCGCGGAGTGGATGGCCACCCGTGGTGGCGTTCCGAAAAGTAAGCTGTCGAAGATCATTGCCCAATTCATGGCCGCCTTGGCCGCGTCCATCGTGCCTTCCGCCCGCGTGGTAGAACAGTCAATCCGTGATAGAGTGCTCGCAATCGCTGGGGCCGTATCCAGCAGCGTTGTGGGAGCAATCAGAGACTCACTGGCCAAGGGCATTGCCGCAGGGTCTACGGCCCGGGAAATGGCAGACATACTCAGGGCAGAGGCAGACGCTGGCAAACTCCCCGGAGTGGCGCGCAATACCATCGACACGATCGCACGAACTGAGCAAGCAAACGCTCTTGAAGCCCAGCGTGCAGAGATTGAAGCCTTACCCATTATCCGGGACAACCTTCTTGGATACCGGTACAGCAATCCAAACGACAGCAGGACAAGGCCAAGCCACAGCGCTCTCGTCGGGGCGTTCTTCCCGCTGGACTCTGACGAACTGAAGGCGCTAGGCCGGGGGCCGTTCTCTTACAACTGCCGGTGCCTGATGGTTCCTGTTCTTCGCATTCCGGGCCGCGCTATTCCGGTCAAAACCGCTGGCCTTGCTGGCAACGTTTCCAAACTGGAGCGCTTCTGATGAATCGTGCTGTTGCTGAGGCTATTGAAGCAGAGATTGCACGCACCGCCAAGGACCGCATTGTGCTGGCGCTTGCGTGCATGAGGCCAGTGCTAGGGTTTACCCTTTCCCAAATGCGGGGCGCTCTACAAGACGCCGAAGTCCACAAGTTTGCCTCAGATGCAGACCTGTGCAAATTCATTCAGCGAGCGCGCGACCGTACTAACCCGTAGTTTCCTTTTTACTTACTTACCCGCCAATTTACAAGCCCTGCCCCTCGTGCTCCTAATGTGTGCGAGGGGTTTGCTTTTATGCGCACACGCGAGGTTCTCCATAATGTTGCAATCTTCCGATCCGGTGATTACGGGGACAAGGGCGTCTATACGTCTAAGGATTTGCAGACGCTTGCGGACGCTTACAACGCGGGCCAGCACGTTGCGCCGGTCACGATCGACCACACGCAATCAGGCCCGAAGTGGGGCGAGGTGCTTAAAGGCACTGTGCGAGTTGCTGGCAACCTGCTCTTTGCGGACGTGGCTCTTGACCCTGAATTTGCGCCGCTTGTAAAGCGCGGGGCCTACGAAAACCGGTCCATCGAACTGTACCGCGGGCAGACACCGGAAGGCGTAGACTCTCCCGGCAACTACTACCTGCGAGCGCTTACTTTCCTTGGCGCTCAACCGCCGGAAGTTAAGGGTTTACCGCTGATCAGCATGAGCGAAGCCGCCGGTGTAAGCATTAACTTTTCAGAGGATGAGCCTGTCTCTCCTAGCATCAATTTAGCAATTGAGGCCGCCGTTGTGCGGGCTCTAAACACTCCAACAGCACAAAGGTCCATCATGGATACGGAAGCGATTGCTACCAAAGACAAAGAAATCGCCGCCCTCAAGGCGAAGATTGCAGAAATGGAAGCTGCGACAATGGCCGAAGCCGAGCCTGAAGCTGAGGTCGAACCTACCCCCGTTTCCCCCGAAGTCACTGCCGCCGTTGCGGAGAAGGACGCTCAGCTTGAGCAAATCCGCGCCGAAATGGCAGAGATGAAGGCCAAGATGTTCTCCGATTCCGTCAAGACTCTCAATCTTCCGGCCAACATCGTTGGTAAGCTGGTGTCTATCCGCAACGGCAAGAGTGGCGTGGTGACGTTCAGTGACAAGACCAAGCACACGTTTGATGACGCCATGCTTGAGCTTGCCCGCAACGTTGCCGCCATTGCAGCGGTAACCACTGGGCCTTCCATCACCGTTGGCGAAACCCAAGCCGCTTTCAGCGAAGGCCGTCAGCCCGGCTCCAACCCTGACAGCATTGAGTTTAAGGAGAAGGCGCTCACTGATCGTGTTGCGGCCATCCGTATCAAGAATCCGTCAATGGACCCCGCTACGGCTATCAATCAGGCCAACAATCAACTCGCGAAAGAAGGTAAGTAATTATGCCGACTCCAATCAAACCCGGTACTATTCTCACCGGCGTGGCAACCGCTGCAATCGCTCCCGCCCGTTTCATCATCCCCGGCGCTGGCTCCACTGATGCCTCGTTCAAGGTCACGGCCGCCGCTAACGCAACCGCTGCAATCCTTGGCGTTTGTGTGCAGGTCGTTCCCACCGCATTGAACGCGGACTATGACGATCCCGCCGCGGCTGGCGACCAAGTTTCCTTCACCATGGATGGTATCGTTTACCTCCAGGTCAACGGCGCATCTCCCAACATCCCCATTGGTGGCCCGCTTACTTCTGGCGCTGCTGGCGTTGGCGTCCTTGCTACCGTGAACGGCAACTGGGTTGGCGCTATCGCCCTTGAGCCTGCAACTGCTGACGGCGTTTTGATCGCGGTCAAAGTGTCCAACTTCCGCTTTGTTGTACCTGCCTAACACTCACTAACTAAGGAAAACGACAATGCCCGTTAACGCGAAACAGTTCCATACAGATCAATTCCTTACCGGCACCGCGCTTGCTAACGGTGCATATACGCTGATTGCCGATCAGATCTTCCCGATCCGCTCGGTTGCTCAGCAGTCTGGCATCCTCCCCTCCATTGATCCAAACCGCCAGCTTCTGCGGTTGATTGATACCGAGGTAAGTCCCGGCGCAAGGTATCCCTCAATTGAGGTTCAGGTCAGTAAAGACCTCAGCTTCTTTTGCAAGAAGTGGGGCGTTAATCAACCCATCCCCGATGAGTTCCGAGCCAATGCCGTAAACGAAACGGAACTTTCCATCAATGGTGCCCTTAACGTTGGTAAGCTGCTTACGCTCAAGCGTGAAAAAGCCCTTGTTGACGGACTGGTTGCAGCCTACACCGGCGGTGCGTATACCCTTACGCCCAGCACCAAGTGGGGCGCGGCTGCGGGTACGCCGCTGGCTCAGATCAAGACCGCAATTGCCTTGATCGAAAGCCGGTCGGGCGTCTCCCCCAACATCCTCGGCCTTGACGTGCAGGTTCTGCGCGCCATTTTCAACACGACCGAAGTGACGGAAAAGCAGATTTACACTCTCACTCCGATACAGCAGGGCAACAGCACCGACGCAATG